CTCACACGGTTTCCGATGCCCGGAGGAGGGTGCTACATCCGTTTCCCTGTTGGTACTTCGTTTGTAGCCCCCGGCTCCTAATCGCTTAAACGCTTACGCGCAGCCACCCCGCGATCTAACAGGAATGACCTACCCCTGGTCGAGAAAAAGCACGGCGGTCACATGACAGCCGCTGCGAAACCGCTCACAGCGGCCGCAGCTTCCCCCGCGGAGGCAACGATAGTAGCAATGTCTTTCACTCCATGGCCGAGGGCAACAGCGTGCGACGTCAGTTTATCCCAAAGCTGGTCTGACGCCACCGGGTGATGCACGTGGCTTGAAACGGCAGGGTTCGCCATGTCGAACCTGGTGCGCCACTCCACCGTAACCAGGTACGTCAGAGGGACTGCATCAGGGTTCAGCACTGCGAAAGGTGCCCAACCGCTAGGAGTGAAAGCGCGACCAGCACCAGCGGTCGCGGTCCAGGTAAAGACTCCGTCAGTGTCTTCGATCGGCGCAGTGAACTCAGCACAGTCTGACATGTTAAGCGGGTAGCTGTCGAGTTGCACTCCACGGAGCGCAAGTTTCCCGGCAGACATCAACCGCGGTTTCATGAAAGACACCAGATGGTCAGATAACGCCGACCAAGTTCCGGCTGTGCCAGCAAGCGCGAGCTGCGTCGAGCAAACGGCGCCAAACACGATACCAGTTGTTGTCTGGAGTGCTTGGCCGTTGATGATTTGAACTGAAATGGCAGAAGGCACGCACGTGAGAGTACCGCCGGCGGTCGAACCAGGTAAAGGAGCAGTATAGTGCTTTGATCCGTTGGCCTGGTTGACTGGGCCTGCTAACTGTTGTGCGACACACACTGTGTTCGTCCATTGGTTCCAGTCCTGGGCACCGAACGTCCCGTTGCGGAATGTGCCAAAGATGCTGACAAGGTCTGTGGAAGTAAAGACACGGGTAGTGCGGACAGTGGCGTACGGGCCGATGGCTCGGGGGAGCGCCAAGTGAACAGGGGAAAATGCATCCCATGCTGACAAAGCTGAACCCCTTGAGCTGCCAAAGGCTTTCGTGACGGCACGGCCGGTCCCCTGAGCCAGCACCTTATCGGCGCGGGCTCGTGGTCCCTGCTTCTTTGCCTTGGGCTGTTGCTTCTTGCCTGTCTTGGGGTTGCGTGGAGCAAGTACCATGTTTGAGACGGCACGTGCTTCTACAAGACCCAGGAGTGAGCTGTACAGAGCGAATTCTGCAAAAACTTGCAGGTATGACGCGCGCAAATTCTTCTCAACGCCCTGCGCGCCGGGCGGCTATGTACAGGGTATACCCGTCATGCAATCCAAGCTTTGGGTACGAAGCATGCGAGGTCAGCGCCATTCATTTCCAGGGTAGTTATCCCTGTCATGCTGGCCCACTCCGCGTCGCTGCATGCCCCGTTGGCCGCCATCACCAGTCGCTTGTGGTATGGGCAGTCCCCTAGAAGAGGGTCTAGTTCCAACTTAGTCATCTCATAGGCGTCGCTCTCGGCGTGTAGGTCACCTTTGTGCTTGCGGTACATATCAGTCAGGACGCCATTGACTTGCCCAATCTTAGACATGGGGTTGTCGTTGCGCATCGCTAGAAAGTAGTTGTACATGGGCTGCACTAGTGTGAACTCGTTGGCCATGAAGGTCGCGTAGATGTGAAAAGTGGCTTTGAGGTCCTCCTCCGGGATCGTGCACGTGGTCCAATTCTTCGTCTTGAGAATTCGGCTGACCTCCGGGCATAGGATGGGGTAGCCCCCAACCAGCTTCAGAGCGCCGTCAATGAACAAAGCGTCGTACCCCACAAAGCGCGCGTAGCTGTCCCCAGTCTTGGGTACCACGCGGAGTTTTGGCTTCCACCCCCACCGTTGGAAAAACTCTTCCGCTGCCACAGGTGTGGCCATGCACTCCTCTTCGAAGCCGGCTAACGTGTCGTCGCCCTCAAAGACCAAGCAGCACTTGTACGTCTTGCCATCCCGTGCGGAGATGTAAGTCATACTGGCGCCCCCTGATTTCAAGAGAGACTGCACCGCGGCGTCCATGTGCTCAGGCTTAACAAGGAAGGAAAGCCAAGCTAACAGATTCTGCAAAAAGTTGCCCGAGGACGTGATGCGGTCACCGCTCTGTCGCATAGTACGAGGCAGTTCGATGAACATCCGTGACTCCTGGCCGGCGCCGTCCTTGAAGTTCAGCACCCATTTGCAGCACTTTGTGCGCGTGTCGAAGACCCTTTCGCAAAAGCTCGGGGCCTCACTGCCTAACGCATTGGCGCTCTGTAGCTCGGCAAAAACCTTCTTGACCAACGTCAGCTCTGCCGCCTTCAATGTCTCGCTGATGCCAAACTCAAATGAGCTGAGGTCGTTCTCCACAACGTGGCTGAAAGTGCCTACGGTGCGAAAAAGTTCTTCCAGCTTCTGGCGTTTGACAGCGTTCTTAATGCAGGCGTGTGGCAGTGCGTGGAACGTGGCTTTTTCCAGACAAAACGCAGTCCGCACGATGGCGCCTAGTCGGATGTCTCCTTCATCGGCTACAACGCGTGGTGGCTTACGAGATGCCTCGG